TATAGAGTTCCTCTATCAATATTTATAGTGCGGTGATTGATGAAATACCTGGTTGAACTAGAATTGTTCCATCAACAATCCTGTAATAAGTATTCCCAGAACTAACAACAACATCATAAACATAACGGCCTTCACTTATAGTTTTAGTATCTGTTCCTGCAAGAGAAACTTGTAATCTTCCATCAGCAGCACTTGTAAATCCTACATTAAAAGTTGCAGCAGGATAACCAGTTGATCCTATAGAAACACTTTTTGTCATCTGGGATGAACCAGAGTAACCAGTAAAATCAAATGCAGTTCCTGAAGTACCTACAACCTCAAAATTTGCTATAAAATTAGCACCACCAAGCATATTAAAGTTAGCGGCATATGACGCTCCAGCATCTGGATCAAAAGTAATTTTCTTACTTGCCATTGACTAACTCCTTTAGTAGGGACTTAATTTCACCAATTTCACCTTTTAAACCATCAAGATCACTTTTCATACTATCAAGATCAGTCTCAACAGTTAACTGTTTTTGTTTTTCAATTTTTCTTCTTTCACGACGAGCAACATACTGATTATATTCAAAATCATTATTATTAATAATGTGACCAGTTTCTGGATCTTTAACCAAGTTTGGTTGATCCTTAATGTTTACGTATTCCATACTATGCTAGGGTAATAACTCTCAAATTAGAAACTCTTGGAACCCAAGTTTGATTATTTGATGTAAGAACAAATTTAATTCTATAATTATTAAAGGAAGGTAAATCATTCGCTGTGAATGAATATTCCCTAAATGATAAATCACTTGATTTAAACATCCCACTATCAGCAAGAGGCATCTTCTTATCAGATCTACCATCACTATCTGCTAAAGCAATCATTTCACCCTCATTATTCAAGTTTTTGAATCCTGGGAATGGGATGAATATAGGATCAAAGTTTGATTGATCACTAATAGCATAGAATGCTCTAATATCAGAATATTCATTAATGTAAGCATCTAATATAATCTTAATAGAAGTTGCAGAATTAGTTAATCTATTCTCCTTAGAAACATATTGGCAAGCTGTTGGATCTTCATATAGAGAATTAGTTCTACCGTCAGTCTTGTAATTGGTAATTGCAGAATCAACTCTATTTGAAACAAAGATAGCACTTGTTCTCTGCAAATCAATAACAGGAGTTAATAATGTATCTGATGTATCCAAACTAAGTGTAATTCCAAATGATCTATCACCATTAAAGTTTTTAATAATAGCATTATTTGTTTCATTGGTTCTAGAAGCAATCATTCTAGGAGAAGTTAAATAATTTGTCTTATTCAAAGTAATAGATTGATATCCTTTATCTTGGAATGGTAAATCAGTACCCTGACCCATTCCATTACCCAAACTGGAAGCAGAAACTGTTCTCATAGTTGCACTTACAGTTGTTCCAGGAACAGTTGTATTTTGAATATTTGGTGAAACAAGTTGGAAAGGTATATTTTGGGTAGCCTTAGTATTATATCCACCAGTTGATTTTGTCTCCTTAAAGTATAGTACTGGGAAACTATTTCCAACAGTCCTGTTAACTAATCCTAAATTACCAGATCCAACACCACCATCATTTCCAATTACCCAACCCTGAGATGTATCAATCTTAAGTGTATAATGATCGAATGAAATTGGATTTGGATCCCTGTCAGTGACATCACTCAATCTATGTGTTCTGTTAATTCTCTGTAAATCAACTCCACCTAATTCATACTTAAATACAGGTTGACCCTTCAGATAATTTGATTTGTTATTACCTGAAGCAGTATCTCTGGTTATTCCAGTAAGAGAACCAGATGCTGTGCCAGTATACTTGATAATCTCATCACCAATTTTTGCAAATCCTGGATTAGTTGCACCAACAGCAACATTTTCAAATGTTGTGAAGTTAGCAGAATCTTCAACTGCTATAGAACCAGTAGCTGAGGTATTGTATGGTAATGATAATTTTGTTGGAAGAACATCCGATTGAACATCAGAAAGTTCTACCCAATTAATTTCATGATGCATACCATGATTTCTATGATCAACGGTAAAGTGTAATCCATCATTTACCACCTGAACCGAACTAGCTTCAATACTACCACCAGTTGATCCATTACTATTCATGGCAGTTACAATACCAGTAATTGGATGAGTAAATGTCATTAATTTACCACCACCAGCAACAAAGTTGCCCTGAACATTATCAAGAATTATTTCATTTTTATCAGTAATATTAAGTACAGAAAGTCTAGCATTTCTACCTCTACTGGTAGTACCTACACCAACACCAGCTGCTCCAATTCCAAGGACATCACCAACTTGGAATCCACTACCTGATTTTTCAATTGTTGCTCCTGAAACTGCTCCATTGGTAACTGTTACAGTAGCAGTTAACGAATCTCCACCAGAAGTTATATTTGTCAATCCAACACCAGTATAAGATTGACTTCCTGATGATGGATAGAATCCTATACCACCAGAAACAACACCCATAGCACCAGTTGCACTTCCAGCAGTTCCTACATAATCACCCGTTGCATTTGATGCTGAAGAGTGTGCTGTTGCCCCATCATTAATTGCTCCTTGTTGGACAGTATTTCCAAGAGTAAGAATAGTATCGTGTAATGCTGTACTAATACCAGTAGAACCACCAACAGCAGCTAAACCAACCCTAACTTTTCTAGATTTAATATTAATTGAATTTCCTTTTAATTTTGCTACTTGTCCATTACCCTCAGATAGAACTGGATTATAAAGTTCTAAAGTTCCCGATGGTTTAAACTCAGCTCTTCTAATCTTAAATTTAAGATCTTCCCATTGTGAAGCATCCCAAGTAGAAGCATTCTGTGATTTAAATAGTGAACCCAAATATGGTTGCTGTGAAATAAATTCATCAGTTAGCAAATCAGATTCTCCAATTCTGGAAATAAATACCTGATATTTTGTTGACCATGATGCAAGACAAATTGCATATTCTGTATTAGCACCCTCAAGATAAACTGGTGCTTCAAAAGTAAATGTAGTTGCTACTGTTCCCGTTGGAGAAACTTTAATATCTGAAGGTTGTTTAACTATTTCAGAGAACGGTAATATATTTTGCGTCGGCACACCCCCTTTCATCGTTCTGATCTGGAATGTCATGGGGATATCCATATCATCCTTAGTTTTAAAGTAAACATCACAACTAGTGATGAATACACCTTGTGGTTCTGTGACTTGGAAAGATTGTGCTAATGGGTCATACCAAGTATCTCTCACATTACCAGTTTTAGCCGTAGTGATAGTACTATTACTCTTAACAACAGCAGAACCTGAGAATCTCTTGGCAGGTTTATCTTGCTTATGATGTTTGGTTTGAATAGTAGCATTTCTAACAGAAATGATCTGTTCTTGAACGGTTTCTAAAGTTCCAGATGCAGTATACTTATCTTCACCAAAAGTATCAGTATTATCCTGATCATTAGTCTTATTATCAATCAAAGTAAATGTCTTTGTTCCAGTTTCAAATCTTGGATGATTACCACTATTTGGATTTGGAATGTAATAGGTTCCAATTAGATTAGCACCAAGATCTGATATTAATCTTACATCAGCAATTTTAGCAATAGCACCACTTCTAGATCCTCTAAGAATCATACCCGATTTAGCATATCCAAACCAATCTCCTTGTGCTTGTTGGCATAAGGATTTAGTATCAACATTCAGAATAGTTGTAGTTGCAGAATAACTTGAAGGTAGTGTTTGACCTTGACCAGCTAACTGAACTGTTCCAGGAGTTCCTAAGAAAGTTTCGAGTCCTGTTGCTCCAACCTGAGAAATATATGGGTTTCTTGAATATACCTCTGTTGGTGCATTATATGGACCAAGTTTATGGTTTGCTTGTGCTACTCTAAACTTAATAAATGGTTTATCAGTACCTTCTGGTTGAATACCAACTTGAGGCATAGTAGCAGTAACAGTTTCACCTACCTGGAAAGTTCCAGATTGCATAGTAATTTCTAATAACTTAGGAGTACAATACTTAGTAACATTAACACCATCAAAGAATGCATACATCTGAGTTAATGGTTTTGTCTTTGTACATATAAATTCAATGTTTCTAGAACGCATTATCTGGACAACATCTCTACTAACAACTCTATCCCCTAGAGATTCATTATCCCACTGTTCCGTAACAACTTTTCTTATACCATTTCTCTTAGAAACACCAGTATCATAAGTGTCTCTAACTGTATCTTGAATAGTTGCAATAGTTTCATACTCAACCATCTTGGAATGGTTTACACCATTACCACCATTAATCCAACCAGCTTTAACAATTTCCTCTTTCTCAAACTTACCCATAGACTCTTGTCTAACTTCTGTTCTATCAGTAAACTCAGTTCCAGTCCAAGTAGTTTCCCAAGCATTCCAATGAATTGGACTCATACCAGTTTGTGGATCAACACCCCACTCATTTTGAGCTTGTGCCATAACTCCAGCAAAATTACCTTCTTGTTTGATAATTTTTGCTTTAATTCTTGCAGTATCAACCCAAGTATCTGAATTTGGAGTTAATTTAACAGTTGCTTGCCAGAAACTTACCAAGAATGGTGTAACACTCTCAGTTCTTGTAGCAAATTGCTGACTCAACCATTCTACTTCACTATAATCAAGAGTAACAACATCACCATTAGCACCTTTTTTAATATTTGTACCTTCTGGTGCTAGATATGTTCTATCTGTATCTTCACTTACACCTTCAACAGGCCCTGCCATTAAGTCAATGGAAGTAGTATAATGCATTGGACGCATTTCCTTCTGTGCAGGATCTAAACTACACTTAATTCTATGACTAGTTTCTTGTGCTTGAAGTGAAGTAAAGTTATCAACAAAGAATCCAGATTTAAATTTATTCAATCCATCTCCATCAGGAATGAACATATTTGATGTTTCAGTTTCAAGTAGAGATAAAGAGGTATAATATTCAAGATTCTTAATTCTATCTTCAAGATCTTTAATATCTTTCATTCTATATCTCTTATGCTTCATAAAGCTAAGAGCAGCATGATCAGTATCATACAAATATGGTGGTAGATTAACACTACCAACTTCTATAGCATCATCAACTTGTATTGGTCTTTCTGCTTTTTCGGATGGATCGCCATATTGAATCTGGAACTTTCCTGTTTTATCTAAGAAAATTCTATCAATTCTTCCAACATAATGTGAAAAAGTAGTAGTAATTGATTCATCAGAAGCTAAAATATTCTTAGAAGCATTTCCACTAGCAGCAAATGATCTACCATAAAATTCGAATGGAGATCTTGCATTTTCAACTACATTATATGTTTCAACTTTTGGTCTGATATCAATCATATCAGTGTTTTTATCACCATTAAGTGTCTGAATATCTTTAGAATAATCCCAACTATCATAGGAATTCTTTATTGTAATATCTCCTTCATCAGTATCCTCATAATATCCATTAGAGAAATATACTTTTAATCTTCTTGTTGGTGCAGAAGCATTAGGAACTCTACTAATAAATCCATAATCATAGAATGTAGGTCTTTGACCATTATTAAAGGTGTAGTGAGATGAAATATTACGGCTTGGATTATCTAAAGTTGTAACAACTCCCTGAACTTTTGATTCATCAAAAGTAACAACTTCTCCTTCTTCAAATGCATCTGTATTTTTCTGGATAAATGAAATTTTATTATCACTTATTTTTTCAGCAACAATTGCAACTGCACCACTCTTTGCTCCAACAATCTTTTCACCAATGATCAAATCTCCAGTTTTACCTGTTGGTCCATTTAAAGTTGATAAAACAACAGTTGGTGCAGATGGTGTTCCTGTATCAAGAGACTCAAATACACCATGAATATTAACAATATCTCCAACATTTAAGATAATATTCTCATCTTGAACTCTTGTTCCAAGTGGGAAATTACCTGCAACTAAACCATCATTTAATGTTGTTGCTCCAATACCAGAAGCTGTAGAAAATGATGAAGTAATAACAACAGAATTAACTCTATTTAATCTCTTAGTTTTTGCTGATGGTTTTGATTTCTTTAAAGATGCGATCAATTTACATCCACTAATATCAGCACCACCTACACTAATCTGTAGAATAGTGGATCCTGAAGTAAATGTGAACATATCTGCAGAAAGAGGAACTGTTGTACCATCTGCTCTTGCCAATGCATATCTTTCTTCATCATAAGGTAACCAGGTTTCATTTACTCCTGCAGTCAATGCATTCGAAAGTTGACCACCAACAAAATCAACAGAATACTGTTTTCTAATAGTTAATTCTGCATCTGTAAGATCAACATCCGAAATAAGAGGTTTTGGCATCAAAGTATACAAACTATTCTGCATACCAGAAGCCATAGGACTCTCAACAAGTGATAAATTAGTAACATCATGAGTAGTACCAGCAGTACCACCAGGTAATTGACCTTGTATAATTCCACTAACAGTAGCTACACCAGTAACTACTACATTTGCAGCATTTACTTCAGTAATTCTACCGTAAGATGATTCATTATTTCCTAATCCACCAAATGAAAGAATATCATTTATCTTTAAGTTTCCTGGGAATACTGGACTTTCGCTAGTTATAGTACTAATAGAAACAGCACCACTTCCAGTAGAAGATGTGAGTCTTGAATCTCCAAAATTAAATTTGAATTTTTGAATAACATTACCAGTAAATGTTGTAATACCAGAAATTGCTTTATCACCTAATTGGGCTCCAGCATAAACTTGCTTAACATCCCTTATTCCGTAAGATGTTACTGCAACAGCAACCCTAGTATTTGGATTGCCCTCCATGTCAAATCTACTAAAGATAGTTGGTTCATTCTGTAGAAATTCCCCTTTAACGTCATACAACTCCAAAGATGTACTATTACTAACAGCATTTTTTAAGTAACCAGTTGCACCACTATACTTTCCTTTAATTTGTGTTGGAACTGGAAGATCAATAGTTGTATTTAATGTTAAACGAGATGTCATTTGTACATCGTATAATGCAATATCCCATTCGTTCGTATCTGAATTTGTAGTACTATATGAACCAGATTCTAATGCGGCATCATATATTCTAGCAACACCTATTTCTTCACCAGATGCTTTAAATGGATTAGCTCCAGCTCTTTGATCTCTTAAACTTACAATATAAGTATTACCAATTCCAATATTAGGTAATCCACGAACACAATTAAGTCTTAAAGTGTTTCCTGTATTATAAACTACAGCTTGAGTTTCTAATGTCTTAGATGTTCTTGGTTTTGGACAATCCAAATATGTAGTACTGATTGTTTCAACCTCATATCCTTTAACGAATGCTTTTCCAGGAGAAATTGCATATAAAGCAAGATCATCACTAGCTAAAGTTCCTGCAGATGTATATTGACCTTCTACATATACACCATTATTTCCTATACCATCATTTAAAGAATTTTTTACTGTAATATCAAATGGTTTAATAGTATAATCACCAGATTCCTCATATGTTCTACGAGCAAGTTCATCGGCAATAAAATTATACTTTGGATTTACAATTTGTGATTTTAATCTACCATTATCAATGGTTGCTAATTCGATAAAATTAGAATCATTAAAATCATCTAATGCTTTAGCATATAAACTACAAGAAATCTTAAGACGATCTGCACCTGGTGCAGCATAGTTATTAAATCCTTTTGAGTTATCTCCCAATCTTGGATCTTCATCAGCATTAATAATATCCTCATCAATTCTTAGTCCTATTCTAGCACTAGGAGTATTATCATACTGACTTAAAAGAATTGTTTCATCATGAATATTAACAAAATTACCTCTAATGAAATAAACACCATTAGAGATTGAAAATGATGCAGCAGTAGAAGTTGCACCCTGTGCTATACATGAAGCAAATGATTCTCCAGTTGGTATATAAGCATTATTATTTGGCCCAGAAACAATATCACTATCTGCAGTTAAAAGTTCTCCATCATTAAAGACTTTAATATCACTATCTTCAACACCAGAAGACATATATGAAACATATATTGTTAAATTACCTCTTTCTGAAGATTCTGGTTTTAAAACTTGATTAATAATTGCAGTTACACCAGTCGTTAATCCAATTATCTTTCTACCAATTAATTGTTCGATATAATAGTCAACAGGAACTCCCAAATGAGTTTCATTCAATTCTACAGCATAATATTCTGGAGAATATGCAGTATTTCCAGGAATTACCTTTGAACCTTCTTTAAAAAAGTGTTGACCAAACTTTTCTATCTGGTTTTGTAAAATAGACTGAAGACCAGATAATTCTCTCGCTTGAACAGGATAACCAGGCTTGAAAAGAACCTTATGATAATTATCATTAGGATCGAAATCATCAAAATATGGAGAAATATTGAGATTAGTTTGCTGAGCCATAGTTAATTAGAACTGTAATATGATCTTGATGTCTTCTTTTTGGTTTGAAGACCTTGTAATTGATGGTCTATGATCAACGTAAATCAAATTACCAGAGTATTTTTCAATTTCTGGATTTGCTAATCCTTTAGTAAATGATTGACCAAGGTAATATGTTCTATTATTTATTGAGGTCGAAAGACCAGTAAATGTAGTACTAATAGATAAATTAGAAGTACCACCAACAATGATTCTATTACCACCTACAGCAGGGTCTGCAGTAAATCTTGTTGTATTGTAACCATAAGTTGGATTAGTTAATGCAGTACCAACTGTATTAAATCCAGCAATTGTTCTATCCTGCCAGTATTTTAAAACACCAGTAGTCTGATCATAAGAAACAACTTTACCAACAGCAGTAACACCTGTTCCAACTGTTTGGGTAATGATACTATCACCAGTAAAAGTTACTGAACTGTAACCAGTACCAGCTAGTCTCATAGCATAAGTTGCCGCTGCTTTATCTAATGTCAATAACTGAGTAGAACCCCAAGCATATGGATTTTCAAGAATACCAATTCTTGCAAATTGGTTACCAGTAATAAAGTCAGGGTTTTCTGCATCATTTTCAATTCGAGCATAAAGTAAAGCATTAGATGCACCCAATTCACGGTAAATATTCTTTCCATGTCCTCCTGGTGGGGGAATAATTACATCAAGAGTTGGTGCAGTAGTAGGTGTTGGAACAGCACCAGCAGCAAGGTCAACATTACCATAAGTGTATCCATATCCCTCGTTTGAGACAGTAACACTTTCTACTTGCTGGTCATTATTTACAACAACAGTACACTCTGCATCAAATCCATCACCCTTAATTGGAACTCTTGTATATGTTTGGTTAGCAGTACCAATACCAGTTCCTCTATTCTTAATAACAACAACTTTAATACCACCATCAACAGCATTATTACGAATAGAACTATCTTCAGAGTTAGTTTCCCAGTTTGCTGGAACAGGCATAAAGTCTGTTGAATCAAACTTAATTAAATCAGCAGGTTTAATACTATAAAGATATTTCCAAAAATATCCATCACCAGAAGTACCAGCAATTCTTGGTTCTAAATCTGTAAAGGTTGGTTCATCAAGAGAAGGTTTTCCATCAGGAGTTTCTGGAGATGTTCCATTCTGCAAACAAATATAAACCCTATAATCACTGTTTACAACAAAATAATTCGCTGTATATAGTGTTGTACCACCAGAATTCTTAGGTGGATTAGATATACTATAATCGTGTCTATAATAATCGTAGGTTACACCAGAACTCCAAGAATTCTTCTTTACTATCTGCTTAACATCTGAAGGGGTTATTTTTTTAACCGCTATCATATCATCATAAAAATCATTCGCCTTAGAAAAATTATCAACAGGAGCTGGCGGTGCAGAGTCCCAATCCGTTGAGATCCCTGTTGGGTTAGGTAATCCGACAAAAGCATAATATGAATTATCAGAAGTTGAAACTCCTGCAACGAAGTTCTTCGCATTCAATATTCTTATCTGATCAGTTATAATAGCAGACATTGAACCTACGTTAAGTAATACTTTTTTTTATTATTTAGACGACATAATTTGCGGCCTTCAATGCAAACTTCCTCTTAATCTGAGGGCCCGTCTTAATTCCAGCAACACCATTGGTTGTTGTGACTGTATAATTCACACTCTTCATCCTATCACTTAGTTGAAGAAGACCCCAACTATACTCACCAACATATGTATTGGTTACATTTCGGTATGTACCACCAAGTCCAGTTAAGTTAGAACCGAATCCAACATTACCGCCCCAGAATGTATTAGCAACACCAACAAACTTATTAAGTCCCTTCCAATCTAAAACATCAACATATACTCTTAGAAGAGATTTTTGAATATCTGAACCATATCCAACAGTTGTTATTCCAACATAATGACCAACTTGATAAATTCCATCTAGAGCCTCTGTTCCCACACCAACATAATTACCTGCTGCATCTAATGTCGTTAATCCACCAGTAAATCCAGACGGAGCAATTCCCGTAGAATTCCTAACCATAAAGTAATGTCCAGTTTGTAATCCACTTACGCTGATAGGATCAGGTGATGTAACTTTCTCATTTCTTAATGGAGAATCTGCAGGAATCCAAAGGTCGAAGGAAATACCAGTAGTAATAGCAACATTGGTAGAGGAATTGGTAAAGGAAGTCGTTCCTATTCCAGATATAATACCATAATCACCAGTATATGCATCAATAGTGTTTTCTTCTCTTATGTAAGTTGGTGGAGTAATTAATACTTGAGGAGGAGTTGCAGATGTATATGCAAGTCCAGGACTGGTGACTGTAATACCAGAAACTACTCCGTTAGTAACTGTTGCAGTTGCTTCTGCTCTAGCAGTTGTGCCAA